AACCCCCCTTTTTATGCGGCTCTCCGCGTTCAAATACTCCAGCATGAACACGCTGTTATTATTCTCGTGGAATCCCTGCATGTTCTCCGGCTTTGTCGCAGTTCGCGCAACGCCAAACCAACGCTTTTCATTACCAACCATATAAACGTATGTTTTTGTCCATTTAAGAAGCATAGAGAGCAACGGAGAACGGCTCATCCATTTTGAAATCTCCGACCAAAGCACATCATGCAATTGCTGCTTAGTAGGTGCTGTCGCAACTATCCTCGGATATGGGAAACATACAAGAAACCACAGAAAACAGGCTGCTTCAAATGCTGTCTTACCAACACCCTGTCCAGACTTAATACAGACTTTAGGATTATGTGCCAAATCTCTGGCCGCCTTCGCCTGCCATTCATCAGGCTCAAACTCTAAAACCTCCTGGAAAAACACAACAGGATCTTCCGTCCAGATTGGTATGCTCTCATCAAGGAAATCTTCAAGCCAGCTCATATCATTTGCCACCCTGTTCCCTCCTTGCCTTCACTATCCGCTCAGCCCACGTTCTAACAACTTCATTACCTTTACTTTCACCTTCAATTTTCTGCCTCTCAAGGCGTAATCTTGTCAGAGATTCTATTGCTTTGGTTTTCTTACTCTGAATAGTAGAAAGTTCCTGCTCCAGCCTCGCGATAATCATATCTTTATTGGTGGTATGCGTCTGTATGCTATAGGACTTTCCCGGTAGAATATCCCCTTTCGTAACCTTTATCTTCTGGCGTCTATTATATTCTGCCTCTTCCTCCTTGTCTTTAAAGGCTCTCTTATCCTCAAATCTGGTAACATCAGCAACTGTAACATCTCCATTTTGTTCTCGGTATTTATTAATCGCTTTGAGTATCCTTCGTTCCCGGATGGAAAAAAGCTGTATCTGTTCCAGAAAAAGCAGTTCTTCATCTTCTGGTACTGTCTCAATAAGTTCCTGTTCGTCCTCATCCAGAGCATCCCTAAATACTGGCACGTAACCTCCATGTTTTGTCCTGTCAGGAGGAGGCTTTGGGTTGGAATTCCCCTTCCCTTTTCTGACCCCCTTAGAGTTCTGATTCCCTGGTTGACCACCCTTCTTTTTCTTTTGCAACGTTGCAGTTTTTTTACTGTCTTTTTTTGCAACGTTGCAGTTACTTTTTTTCTTCTTATTGGCCCATCCATACCTATTCTTCCAACTGCGTACAGTACCGTCAGAAACTCCCAATTTCTTTGCGATTTCCACCATTGCCATGCCATCATTAAACAACCTTTCGGCTTCAATCATTTTTTCGCTGGGCGCCCTGGGCATATCACCACCTCTCTTCTATTCGTTTTTGCAATCGTGGAAATGCAAAAGGGGAGCATACACTCCCCGCAACTCTCACACATATTTATCAATTTAACATTAAACCTTTGTTATAAACTCTGCTTTTGAATAACCCTCATTTGGCTTAATCATCATTCTCAGAAAGTCTTCTTTTGAAAACTCTGAAAGACGGAATATTTCTTCCGGCCTCATGCCGAGCTGCTTTCCAATCTCCTCTACCGTCTTACCTTCGCCCATCAATTCCTTAACGATTGCTTTCATAGGCTCCAGCAGATGCGTACCTCTTGCTCTATTATGTGTAACGGTACCATAGATGTTTCCGGCTTTGTCTTTATGATCTACAACGACAACCGGCACCTTTCCTTCCAACATGGACATCAAAGGTTCTTCTCCTGCAACGGTCCAACGGTGAAATCCGTCAATAATCGTAAAATCCGGCCTTACCACAATGGGCAACGTCCATCCATTAGTCAATATGGACTGCTTCAGCAGCTCAAGATTTTGTTTCGACACTTTGTTCGGGTTATAGTCATTTGGTTTTACCGTCTTTCTGTCTACCCATTGGAGCGTTGACAGGGGAGCCATTATCCTGTTATCCATTTTGCAGTCCCTCCTTTTTCTTGGCCTCCGTGATATATCTGCCATATATTCTTTGGTACAGAGTCCGGTAAGTGCGCAATTTAGGGTCTCCAGATATCAGACCTTCATAAATCATTTTGCAATCTTTATTATCTACTATTGTAGATGCACCCATGAAAAATCTTCGATATCTATTAGCCACATATTTTTTATGTTTTGACTGGAAATTCCCATCCATATCAGAAAACAACTCCAGAAGGGCTGCTTTATAATCTTTTTCCTTCATCCCCTGCTCAGTCTGTTTCCTGGCCGCAGTACTTCTTCCGAACATCTCGCTGTCCCAATATAAGGCTGCAAGGTAAGCATTTGGTTCACGCCGTACTATTTGCTCCATAAGATCAGGATAATATTCATCCATTTTCACAAGACTTTTTGCAGTATCAATTGAAAAAAATTGCGATACCCTCAGTTGTCTTTTGTTCGTCCCTGACTGCCACAAGAATAAATATATTTCAGGAATGTCCACTTTTTCCAAGTATAAATATCTCCATACATCATTATCCTTCCAATCATAAATTGGGAAAATCTGGTTCCGCTTTGTCATATTATTTCCGGCTCGGCTCATAGCAGCTATATTTTGTAGCCTTTGAACGGATTCTGCAGTCCTAATCCCTGTAACCGTAATTCCTCCAGAACATATTCTAGGCAAGAAATCCTGGTATGCATCTATGCGTGGACGCAACAATGAATGGTTTCGAATGGCAAATGTTGGAGGCTTCCTTACCCAAACATCCTTCTTATATCTGTCCCAACAGATAAAGGTTTCATCGTTGGACAGTTCATTAAAGCAGTTGTAGTGTTTCACCTCAAGGCAGAACCACTCAAACTTTGCCCCAACAAGCATAAATTTCTTTCGCCATTCCCTTACCTTTTCATCCATGCATGGGAATATGGCTTCTTCGTCAATAAATTGCACAGTCAGCTGTGCCGGGTTGATTTCTCCTGCCTGTATCAGATTCATTACGAGCTGTGACAAGCACAAACTGTCTTTTCCACCGCTAAAAGACATATATACCGGCAGACCATTTCGAAACACGTTCCGGATTCTGATTTTTGCTGCCTCTACAACATCAATACTGGCCGGACATCTTTTTATAGCCATATCTTCTCTCCGCAATTGGGGCAGGTAACAAATTTTCTTACTTCGGTGGTTTCCTCACTACCTCCCTCAGAACCTTGCTGCAGTGTTTCTTCTGCCTGTTGCGCTGATTCCTGCCCTGCCTCAATCCTCTGTATCTGCTGCTCTTTCCTTTCAGCATTCTCCTTAATACTCTGGATTTCTTCATCATCAAGCGTTCCGTATTCGGAAAGCTTATCTGTAATATCTTCTGCCTCTGAAACCATCTGTTTTAATATTTCTTCATCAAAACCCGGAATATCCAAATCCCCCTGTAACTCTTCCAGAAAGCAATTTAACGTTTCCAGATTCTCAATTCCCAGGCTGAAAATTTTGTTATCGGCAATCATCAGCTTCTTTTTCTGGTTTTCAGTCAAATTATCATACCGATACACATCTGCAGTTTTCTTTCCCATTGCAACGAGGGTATCATATAGACCATTGCCAGCCAGTATGACATTGTTTTCATCAATGACAATCGGTCTGATCTGCCCGAACATCCTGACACTTCGCTCAAATTCTTTTAACTGCTGCTCTGTATGTATCCTGACATTCCTTTCCGGTTTTACCAGTTCAGACAGCTTCATTTCAATAATATCCATAAAAAAATCTCCTTCGTTTTATTGAAGGAGTAAATGACGCATGATAACCGCCTGCAAGCAGTTGTTTTTCCCTGAAATCATTTTCAATCAAATGTTTTCAGATATTGTTTTGCACTTTCAATCCTTTCGGCTGCTTTTCTCACAATATCCGGCTCAATATCGTAAATCTCTTGCCAGGCATTTTGTACCGATTTTGTCCATTGTCTAGCCGGCCATGGATGGGTACCGCAAAGATATCCGTTCTTCCATCCATATATTGGAGGAATAGGAAGATTAAAATAATGGATGTATCCCAGAATTTCCTCATGTTTCCACCCGGCAAGAGGGCTATACCTTGTTACGCCCTTCCCATCAGTATAAATATCCCCTCCCTTACCGCAGTAGTTCCCATCCGCCCGCCGGCGTCCAAGGAGAATCATATCAAGGCCATGCTCTTTGTAATACTGTGCTTGCGCTCTATGCTGCACAATAGCAAACCATCTTGCAGCAACCTTGCTGTTCTGAGGAAACAACATCCCTGGATGCTTGACAAGCCATTCCATATCCTGGCCTGTATTGATAACTTCCAGATGATCCGGCCTATGCTCCATAATCCACGTCATAAACTCTGGATATTCCAGATTACACACACCTATCATGCACTCGCACACGCCAGCCATTTCGCAGATGTTTCCCAAAACAATGCTATCCTTTCCGGCACTCCATGCATATGCAGCCTTTTTCCCGGTAGTCACTCTCTGTATTTCCTGTACTGTAGCGGATACCTTTTTTTCCAGTTCCGCCTTACTAATCAAATCCCCGATGTTCTCCATCGCTTTCAGCCAATCCCCATTTTTAATAGACTGTTTTCTACCAAGTATGTTTTTCATTCTTTGCCTCCAGTCTTGAAGCTGTCATGGCTACTAATCCACTCAGCAGCACTGTTACAAGACTCCCCAGTGTTTTATATAGGCCACTGTTTAAAATCGTGCCACAGGCGAAAATAGGAAGCCCTATGACTAATGCTGATACGACTCCTATCACAATTCCTTTTGATGTAAGCCTCACGCCTTTTAATGTGAACACTGTAGGTAGAAGCGTGGATGCACGCAAAGTTCCGTAAAACAGAAACAGATGTGTGACTGTAAGCCCTGGGACATTTGCCACTGCAATTCCAAGCACCAATAACGCCATCATTCCGAGCTTCGTTTTTCCAAGTGTCTTTTCCTTAAAAATGTCTGTTGCGAGGGATGATACTGCACATAGATTGCTGTCTATCGTAGATAGCAATCCCGACACAACCATAAACAGGAACGGAACAACTGCCCATGCCGGGAACAATGTGCTTATCAGTTCAAAATTGATTATTTCAATATCCGTTGCGACATGACCTATGCCAGAGCCGATGAAACCTAGCATTCCCATCGACAGAGGGACGATACTGAACAGCAATGCCCCCACCAGGAAAGCCCTGCCTATCCTATCCTCTTTTACACAGAACGCCCTTTGCCAAAAGCACTGATCTCCAAATGGTCCCGAGATAAGCCCCACTGTTGTAGGAAGCCCGAACCCTAAAAAGATTTCCCATCCCCTTTTTGAAAATAATGATTCAGCTTCCCCTGCGGCTCCTCCCAGCCCCGTAACCAGCATTTCCAGTCCTCCGCCATTCTTTACACCAAAAACAGCAAATCCAATGCTGGCTCCCAACATAAAGACCATTTGAACTGCGTCCGTCAATATTGATGCTTTTATTCCTGAAAACTGCGAATACGAAAATGCAATCACAGCCATAATAATTGTCATAGCTACAAACGGTATCCCAGTAAGCATACTTAACATCTTACCTCCAGCCAATAGCTGTACTCCCGTCGATAACACAGACAACGCACTCAGTTGAAACAGGTATGTGTTCCTCACAGCTTCAGAATGATATTTTCCATACATGTAACCAGACAGCGTAATTCCTTCTGGCATTTCTTCCCTTATCTTTTTTGCAAAAGGAATGAACAATATTAGACACAATACATTCGGTACCAGAAACCAAAAGAGCCCTGCAAAGCCCTTTGTATAGGCATTCTCGGTTGAGGTAAATAGAGCCGGCGCCCATATCCATGTGGCGGCAATACTCAACGCTGATATGCCCCATCCTATATTCCTGTTCCCAACACAGAATCCCTCTATGCTCTTTTCTTTCTTTGTCATAAGCATCGTTGACAGCAACATGATTACTGCATATGCCACTAACACTAAGGTAGTATACTTCATTTAATCCTCCAATCACAATTTCATTCGGAGGAGCTTGCCATTCCGTCCCTGTCCCATCTCCTTTCCCGGAAATTTTCAGCAAAAAAGAAAGCCTGCACCCCGGCAGGCTTCCTTCAACGTTTGATTTAGAATTTTACGGATATCATTTTCTCACATTTATAATCTGGTGTCAACCGAGACTTTTTCGGGATGGAGGATTTATCGAACGTTCAATCCATCCACTCCAAAAATCAGGGCTGTAAGTTTTTCAATTGCCATTCTTTGATCCGTATATACAGTATCTCTTGACACATGCTGCTTTTTTGCCACCTCTTTCACGGACAATGTATCCTCTGCCATATACATATCCCACAAAACTTCATACCGTCTCTTTTCAATATGTTTGTTCACTGCTTTATCACAATATACAGCATATAAGTCAAACATAGTTTCTATATGTGAGACTATGACAGCGGTTCTGGTGGCGCTACGCTTGATACTCTCGATGATAACCTCATTGTCATATATCGACATCATGGATTCCAAAATATCCATCGCAGATTCCTCCATCTGTGTCCGCCCAAACACAGAGTTTTCTGCATGTTCCTTCAGCATATGATAATTACGAAGCAGTAGCTTAGTATTCCTGAGTTTCCGCTCTGCTCTCTTCCTTTGCTCCTTTTTCCGTTCCTGCTCGAATATCTTTAGAGCCTCTTTTGCCCCAATATCGGCTGCTTTCTCATAAATATCCCTCAGCTGCTCATGTGTCAGAACTACCAAAGTTCTGTTGTCTGTTGTCTGGCCATCCATGCTATCGCCCTCCTTGATTCATATTTCCATTCACACCAGACTGTGGTATGATATAATTGTCTGTTGGAGGGTTGCGAGAGCACTCTCCTTTTTCCTATCACCCTGAAACTATCTGCAGATATCCTTCTATTGTTTACCTTTTCATAGCTATTCGTATGTCGGTTCTGGTTTGTTCTCGGCAATAACTGAATCGTCATCATATAGCATATCATCCAGAAGCCTCACCCCCGCTCTGGCAAGTCGCAGTATGTATATTTCAAAATCATCCAACCGCCTCATACCTCTGATAGAAGGGGCAACATCATAAACAAGATCATATCCTTTTTTCTCATATACACTTTCCCACCTGGATAATCTGATACTAAAATTCAGCTTCTCCTGTTGTTCTTCTTCATCAACCGCCAACTCAAGAACGGCATGTTTGAAACTACTCCATGGTCTTTCATCCTCTTTAACTATTTCTGCTGTAACACCAATTGGCTCATAATATGGTTCATCATCATATTCAATAGTCCTTCCTAAGGTTTCCATATTTCTTGACACATACTTTTTGTATTCCTCAAATATATCCTCCAGAGTAACAAATTCTATTCCCGGTTCAATCATCAGATTTTGGAAATTCTCTAAAATTTTAGCATTATCCTGCAAAGAAGTTTGATTTACTATATCCGTTAATACCGTATCAAGCTTAATTATATATGCACTCATATCATACGCTTCGACATATGGAACCAAAATTTCTTTTACCCGATTTTCAATTGCTTCTTTCAGTTTTCCCCAACGAAAGGCACTATCAATAGCTTCTAAAAAGCCTTTTTCCAACTTCTCTCGCAAGACTTTTTCGATTGTCCCATCTTGCATTATTTCGTCTGTAATCCTCTTAATATCTTCATCAAAATTTGCCATTGCTTTTCCTCCTAGCTTTAATTGTGTGCAGCATTAAAATTTCCCATCGCCCATTTATCCCCTGTTGCTGCTACCGAAATCCTTATACGCTCCTGTGGTGTCAATATCCCATTAGGCAAGCCCTCCAAAGCCTCCATAGTCCCACATTCGTCACAAATCATTGTTTTATTATCAATTCTTGATAACGCAAGAAGCCTTTCAAAACTCCTGCCGCATCTAGGACACTTCATTACCATCACCCCATTTCTTTATTACTTTTACACTCTACTTCTAAAAACAGAGCGGCTCATCTGAGATGCCATGTGCCAGTATGCCATTCTCGGTATGTTATGCAGGGCGGCAGCGTCTTTCCTTGCGGCCGCCTCGCGTTTCTGTTCCGCTGTCATGCATCCTCCCCTTGGAGTAAACCGGGGTTGTCGAAGATATTTCCGGCGATTTCACACTCATGTCCAAAGATACAGTCAAAATCAACTGCCAAGCTCTCACCGCATAAGTCGAACCCTGCCTTTTCTTCATTCCACTCAACACTAAAACATCCATCTTCCTCATCGATGGAGCTGCTGTGGATTTCGCAGATATCCCCCTCAAAAATCTTCCTGCCGTCCTTGTCGGTTAAGCCTGTGTACTGGCAGACGGTTTCGGGCACTGCATCCACAAGGTCATCCTCCGTGCTGATTGCCTTTCTCCCGTCTGGCGCCTGAACCAGATCTCCCTGCACCCATTCCCCGTTATCAAGCCTCTTTGCCCTGAATAATATCTCTCTCATCCTTCCCTGTCTCCTTTCTGCATCGGCGTAAGCCTGTCCATCTTATCCATTCAACCAACAACCATACTCTCACCAATTTCATTCAATGCCACCGGATTTCACGATTTCAACTAAATCATCAAAGTTGACTACTTCTCTTCTCACGCCGTAATTACCCATCATCACATATTTCATATCTTCCAACCGTTCCATAAGCTTATCCACATCATAGGCGGTAGTCTGTTCGTCAATCAGCTTCTGTGCCGCTTCTCTTGTATCTTTCGCAAAATCAGAAGCACCTATAAAAACCTTTCCAAAGTCAATTTTATCTGCACCAGCACGTTTACCTCATGTCTTTCCGGGCGGCAGCACCCACCGCCCCTACTTATTTATGTGATATATCCTTTCTGAGACCATTAAGAATATGTGGTGCTATTTTATTGCCACTGGGAGAACAATTGTTTTAAAATCGCTATCCTCAGCTTCAACAATCATAGGCATTTTCGGACCGCTGAAAGAGATTCCAACATAGTCGCAGTCAAAGGCTTTCAGTGTTTCCAATACCAGTCTTGCATCAAATCCTATTACCAACGCTTGTGCCATGTCCTCTTGTAGTTCTATCGTTTCATGGTAATCTGTGGTTTTGTCCTTAATACTCAAATTCAGAAACTTTCCTTCCAGTTCAAACTTGACCGGGCATTTTTCCTCCGTACACATTTTCGCTCTTATCATAGCATCCAATAAATCTGCCCTGAATATAGATGTATGTAAAGAAGATTCCCTAAACATTGTCTGGTATTTGAAGTACGCTCCTGCAACCAACCGAGTATAGACCTCAAATTCCTCCGTAACAAACACTGCACCCATTTTGTTATGTTTAATTTGCACCTCCCCCGAAATTCCAAGGGATTTCAGCTTATCTACCGTATTCTTTGGTATCAGCAATTCAAATTCCCCGTCATAGTCCACCTTATCCCATGCCAGCACATGGCCATCCAGACCAACAAAGTTCAACTTCCCTCCACTCGCCTGCAAACACATAGCTGACATTACAGCATTATTTCCTTGTGCCGACACTGCAAAAGAAACACGTTTCATGGATTTCAAAAGCGTATCGGCTTTAATCGTCAGCTCACAGCCCTCTTCCTGCGCTTCCAGGACTGGAAATTGTTCTGGCGCCATTGTTTGATACTTATTCTTGATTTTATCTGCCTTAATGGTGATAGTATTATTTGCTGTGACAAAAATCTCTATCTCTCCGTCCGGCAAATTATTAATCAGGTCAAACGCCCTTTCCGGGATGATAAATGACTGCCTCTCAGTGCCCTCTATTTTCGCCTTAACAGTCATTTCTATGTTATTGGCAATTAAATAACCGTCAGTAACTAAAATGCCCTGTAAGACTGGCATTGCGGTTTTCTTGGGAACCACTCCTTTAATTTTATTCAGTTTCGTTGCAAGCTCCGTTTTCTGTATTTTCATCTTTCAATTCCACTCCTTCTAAAATGAGTATTGTGCACTGCTTTTCCCGTAATTGATAAGGTTCCAGCTCCTGCTCTGTCATAAACTTATGGCCGAACAGCTCTTTCATCTTTTTCCAGATAGCCCAGGGGACTCTATAAAATTTAATCAGTCCTATAGACACCATCACATAACAATGGGCTCCAAATCTTTCATATATATCGAGGTTTTTCCATTGGGTGTCTGTAATTACGTTTTGGTTTATCCGTCCAGCATCCGTATGTTTTGCCTCAAACATAATTCCAGTTCCGTCACAGAGAATCCCTTTGTAATCCGGCTGTCCTTTCTTCTCGTAATATCCCCGAACCACTCCATTTGCGTCTTTACCTGTGATATGAAATGGTTCCGGGGTCTTCTCTATGTGGGCCCATCCTTCTCTCAGGTAGAATTCACAGGCATTTGTCAGCCAGCACTCAAAGGTCTCACCAGATGCCTTACTCCGTTTCCCAATAGCCTGGCGCTTCAGATTAGGCACATCCATCACCCGCTAAGCGCTTTTCAAGGACATACTTAATCTCGCGCAGCTTGGCTTCGCCTATTCCCTTAATCCTTCCAATTTCATCTACAATAGCCTGGATATCATTTCTTGGCCTTTGCGCTTTTGATTTACCTTTATTAAACCCTTCGCTTCTGGCCTTCTCTACCCTATCTTCAACATAATGTACCAGTTGCTCATCTGTCATTTTTCGCATTTTTACAGCTTTCTGATGAATAAGATTTTCATCCGTCGTTCGCCTACAGCTTCTTTTCTTCGCCATTATTCCCTTCCTTTCTACATTTCTTCTAGTGCTACATTAACTGATATCACTCATCTGCATCACTATCTGTCTTTTCCTCCACCTCAAGTACCCTTGCTGCCCACATGTCTGCCCAGTGAATAATCAAACTAAGCGGTGTTTCTTTGCCCGAATACGCATAGCGAAGATTGCTGTACATACCGTTATGATTCAGGATGGCAAAGCTCTCATCTTCCGTGAGTTCAATAAATTGCGATGCAATCTGGATGCTTCTAATTTCATGATCCACATACAGCAAATCCGGATTTGTAATAAAAGGCTTCTTGGGCGACTGATACGGCTCTGGATTGGGTTTTGCCTTTGTTGCACGTCCTTTTAGCATATTAGAGATATAGTTTGGCTTCCCAAACTGCCCTGTTTTTCCCAGGTCATGGAGAAGCGCCGCTATAATTACAGATTCCTTGCCGAAGAGTTCTTTTTCTTGATCCAGTGTGTCAGCTAAAACAAGCGCCTGTTCCATAACATTCAAACTATGTTCTGCCAGCCCGCCCTCATACGCCAGATGGTAATTGCCGCTGCATGGTGCAGTAAAAAATCCATTCTCATCCATCCAGGCAATCATTTGTTCCATATTCTCCCTTTTAGTCGACAGCAATGCATCAATAATTCTTTTTCTCATCATCATTCCTCCGTTTCTGAATTTGTAAGATAATATTTTTTTCTAAGCCTGCAAGTTCTGGCATATCGATCCCCATCTTCGAGCACATTTTCTCAAAACAATCTTTGCACATGAACCCAAACTGTTTCGGCTGCTCTCCCCGTTTTGATCTTGCAAGCAAAGTAATCATGTCACTTTTTTTCAAATGAACTCCGCACCCAGCACATATGCCAAACAGCTTTTCTTTCATCTTAGGGCTTATCTCTGAACGTTGAAGCTGTTTCGGAAATTCCCTCCGCATATTTTTCTCTCCAATAATTGGAATCAGGCTATCCTTCATAAACACTGGAACATTTGATTTCTCACACCATTCCGCGATATCTTCTATCCACTCCTTTTGGGGAATAACCTTGTCCTTATTACGCCCAGTTTCTGCCCCGATAATTACCCATCCTGGAGAAAACTCATCCTTTTCCCACATCCTGAAAGGTGCATGAATTGGTTCAATACTCCAAAATGTATTGTGTACATTTGATATAAAGCATTTATCCTCCGGTTTGGTAATGGTTGATCCATACCAAAGCTTTTCGTCCGTTGGAAGTATCCCTGCTGCATCGATACGCTCATAGCGTTCTGGATTTTTTGTAAGAAACAGATAATTATGTATTGGGGTTCTCATGCATGCAGCTAAAATTTCCTTAATCCATTCATCCGGTACCCACTCCCCAAATACATCTGCCATAGCGCCAACAAATATATTGTTTCCCATTTTCAATTTTTCAGGGATATTCATTCGATACTTATGGAACGTAGGTTCAAATCCAAAAGGATATACCAATGGACTCCCCGTTTCATTCCGCATTTGCTCATCCAGTACATAGAGATCGGCGCCCCCATCAGCCGCAGGAACTAAAGAATAATCTTTTTTCGCCATGAGATTCAGCCGGACATCACCGGCAAACCTGGCCGTCATTCTCCGGGCATAGCAGTACGGGCAATTATGCCGGCATCCGCTAATCGGATTCCATGTATGGTCACACCACTCAATTTTAGAACGGTTCATGTGTATACCTCCTCGCATTACTCCCAAAACTCTACTGTATATTCCATTTGTGTATTTTTCTTTTCTGAAGCCTGCCCCGGTACTGGCTGTCTGCCGATGCGCACTGAATACCCTGCTTTTGCCAGGAGCGTTACCATTTGTAGTCTATCTTCCTCGTTCCACTGTGCAGAACCCTTTCGGATGCTGCGTATTACCTGCTTTCCCATCTTTTATCCCACCTTTCTATGTCTCTTAGTCTCTTTCCGGTTTTTTACAGCATCTTGCATTTTCTTTTCAAATACCTTTACGAAAGCATTTACTTCCGGCGGCATACCACAATTTTTAAATCCCCGACATTGGATAACTCGGTTATGATTAAATTCCATAGTAAAGTATGGTGTCTCCGGCTCCTCTGCTTTTCTCACAAAGAAAATATTAGTTTCTCCTTTTGCCACACGTTCCACATATCCTCCAACACAATGATGCAGTGCAGCACCTTCAGCTTTTATTTCTTCGCCGCTTTTCGGAACTACCAATACCAAACCATTTCCTTTGATGGCAAACGCATCCGTTCCACTGTTCTTCTTGAAAAGTTCTTCCATAGCTTTTCTAGTCTGCCCCATTCTCTTTTTAGCAAGAGCCTCCTGCCTCTTTTTCTCAGCTGCAGCTTTTTTATCCTGCAATACCTGATACTCTTTCGCTGTCCGGTCATGCACTTTTTTGAAATTAACAGGCATATAGATAAACATGTTATCTAAGTCATACTTCAATGCTTCGCACCACCTGAGATACTCAAGCCAATCTTTCGCCATATTCCGTTTCCGTTCTATCCGGGGATCTTCCCGCTCCTTGTATCTCATGTAAGAATACTGCCAGCAGCCTCCCTTATCTCCCAGCGGATAACGCTCACTTTCTTTCGCGATATATTTTACCAGCTTATGAAGCGATACTTTCCGGTTCGCCTGCTTCAAAGGTTCCGTATTACATTCAAATGTTTCGTAATACTCCTGCAACTGCTCCGGCTTGAACTGGATTCCTATCTGCTGTGATACCTGTAGCAATCGCAACACATAATGATCTCCGTCTACCGCCTGCAACACCCTGGTGTTAACTTTCGTAAGCCCTAAAATCTCATAAATGGTTTTACCTTTATAATTCACTTTCCCAACCATATTGCCGATATACTGATCATTTATGATATTTCTCGCCAGATTGTTCAATCCCATTTTGCACAGCCACTCCAGCTTAGGGAAATTCAAATATTTTTTTATGGCATCCTCGTATCGCAATGACACCGTAGGAATATTCGCCGACAGAACTTCTAAGGCAGAATATTTCATGAGTGTATGTTCCCATGCCTGCGGAAGATTACCCGGATATAAAATGCTGTCCATGCAGGCTACATTTCCAGCATCCGGACACCATCTTGGCATTCCTCGTTGTTTATACACTCCCCATTCATAAGACACACATTTAAGTTTCCCTTTTGGAAATGTATAAATCGCCCTGCTATACTCGTGCACACTTTGTTCAACCCGCTCTTTGTTTATGAGCATATCCCTGTAATTGTCATTTCGAATGTGCCTATTTGCTTTAAAATACCGTAAAACAAAACCGTCCTGCGTAGGATCCACGTACAGGAACCAACGTTCATCTAATATCTGCGCTGGCATCCTTCCTCTCGCTTTGATTGTTACCTGGCTGCCACAGAATGGGCAGATTCCTTTTTCATTATTCCGCAAACGAGTATCCTTTCTGTCTACCACCCCTATGTTCTTACAATGGGTACATTCGCAAACAGCTTTTCCCTTCGTTTCCTCTTTGTAAATCAGATATCGGCTAAAACCCATGCCCTTTTCCCACACCCAATTAAAGAATTCTTTTGGAGCATCTTTGATTGGCTCCATAACAGCATCAATTTTATCTGTCACTTTTTTATGCTTCTCCGACAACCGCTTTGCTTTTACCTCTTCCTGAAAACGGTCTATCCATGTCCACGGCCCATACTCATCCTCCGGATTCTGATATGCTTTGAAGAAATCACTAATAATGTTCTTTTCTTCCTTCGTCCTAAGAAACACATTTTCCCGATACGTACTCTTTCCCGTTTTATTATCCCAGTGATAATCCAACAATGAAAATTTTTCCATACCCGAAAATGCTGCTGTCAGCCATTTAACCTTTGACACTTTTAAATCCTGCGTGATATAATCACTATCAGACAGAAATGTCCTAAATTCTGCTTCTGACTTTCCTTTTCGGAGTTCGCTAATCCTATAGAAAGTCAGCAGCAGTATTTTTTTATCTTCAATCAATTCAGCAGTCGCGATATGATAGAATCCACCGATGCGCCCTGCAACCTCTATCATCTCCGCTGTCGCCCGTGCTTTCGGTATCTTCGCTAATTTTCTTTTATCCAAAATTCATACCTCCTATAATCCCAGCATTGAAAATAAATCCATCTGCCCTTCTATATTTTTGCTATTTTTCTTTACTCTCGCAGTCTCCTTTTCCACTGCCTGTTCCGATTGCGGTTTTGCAGCAGAATTTTCCTTCCCCGTCTTATGCTTATCCGTATTCTTTCTTTTGCCAATGTTCTTTTTGGCGTTTTTCTTATTTTCTGCCTCACGCTGCTTCCGTGTTGCTTCTTTCTTTACCCTCTTCTCTTCCTCAGCTTTATCATCTTTGTGGTAGTAATCCTCTGCCCATTCAAAAACCACCTCATCACGCACCGCCGCCCTATTGCCTACAGCCTGCTTTCTTGCCTTTTCGTAAATGTAATCAAGACATTTCTGCAAAGCCTTATGCTCCTGCATCACATCTTGGGCAAGTCCTACATCATCTGCACAACGCCCCAAAAGATAACTAATAATTGGTTCCGCAAAGCCTTTATCCTTTGCTACTTTCATTTCCTTTTCCAATTTTTCTTTCGCCATTTGCTTTATGGCAACCGGATCAGACGGAACGTTATTGCACACCGGCATATCATCCCTGGATGTATCCTCCGCCTTTTCTTCCTGAGCTTCGCCAGTTTCCTTACCTGTCCCTGATTTTTCAATATCCGAACTTTTTTCCTCAGCTTCAGCTGCATTGCTATTTTTCTCCTCTGAAGCAACAGACATCTTTTCTTCCTGCATGACATACCCATATTCTTTTTCAAGCCGCGTATTCTCCACATCAAAGAGCGTATTTCCGTCTGTATCATAGAAAGCTGTTATCTCTGCCCGTTTCAGAACCTTATATTTAACGCCATCTGATATAACATCTGCTTGTGTACTTCCCTCGGAATATGCTGTTTTCAGATATTCTCTAACCACATTCCCCCATACAACTCCATAGACATTATCATTTCTGCTCACTTTCTCTACTGCAAAATGTTGAATCTCCGGCGTTTCTGTGAAATGCACAACTTCTGTTTTCATGACTTTCCTCATCTCCTTCCATATTTCCGACTGCAAGTTTTTTTGTTTTGTTCGGAAATGTTATTTTCATTAAATCCGCTAATCCCCATAATTGACCTCCTTTTTATCAAAATCAAAAAACATAAAATATCGCTCTTTTTCCACTGTTTTTTGAGTGGTTTCGGTTCCACTGATATTTTTTAATAAGCCGAACGCCCTTCTGAAATGCCAGACCTTGCTAAAATAAAGTGGTGTATACCAAAACTCCTGCTCCTCTTTCTCTATGGGCATAAGCGGTGATCCAACTATCGGATTTGTCAGTGTGTTTGCAATGACGATATATCCGGGACACCCCAAAAGAGAAAGCTGTATATAAGCCATCATGCCAACCACCCGATCAATATCCTGCCCAACAAAAAGCACATGATTGTGATAATATACATTCTGGCACCGTAGCGTATGGACTGCCGCTATCATCATGGCCCCGCCGCCTATACATGGATCGCATATAGAAATCCAACCATCTTTCTCAATCGCTTTCTGGCAATCCCCCATTGTCATTTCAGACATAAGCTGGCAAATATTGTACGGCGTAAAAAACTGCCCTTTCCAATGGTTTCCCAGCTCTAAAGTCATGTACAACTCACCGAGGAAGTCCTGATCGGGTTTTGCCTCTAACTCTTCCACCAGAATGGCGAATAATTGTGCAGGCTTTTCCACACCGCCCAGGCGCTTTATGCACTCTGCATATTCCTTTTCGCGGTTCTCATGCCGCTTCGGTGACTTATCCACGGCATTTGCTATCGAGCAGGCCATAACCGTAATTACATCAGACCAAACCTCCCATGGCTGGCGGGAATAACATAACTCCCGGATGATTTTTACAAATTCCCCTTTGCTCCCCTGAAAGCTTCTTTTTGCATGCCTTTTCATGCCCGTATCTCCTGGCTTAAAAATTTATCAGCCATATTCTCTACTTTTTCCCAGGCTTCTTTTCCGCTAAGTGTTTCCAATAACTCCAAAACAAAATTCCTCTTTCTTAAACCTCCGTTCTCCCTTGCCTGTGTCATAAGATAATCAAACAGTTTATTTTGACTATCTGCATTCAGATAATCGAATTTCAGCAACATCCTGGTAAATGCATTTTCCCAGTAAGCCTCTTTCCGGTCTTCTGGAACCCCTTGCAACACCATTTCGGTAATCTGCTTTTTTCTTTCCTCCACCCCTGTGAACTGAATAATATTATTTTTCATTGCAATTCCTCCATCCGTCACAAAATAACGTGTTGCGTTTTCTTTTCTCCCTCAACATATCACAAATAACGCTATTCGTCAACACAAAAATAACGAATAGAGAGATTTTTTTCTTTTATTGCTTGACTAAATTCTTTTACACGTTATAATATAACGGAAGGGAGGTGCTCCATGCTCAAGTCAAAATTAAAGGTTTTACTTGCCATGCATGACATGAACCAAAAGCAACTTGCAGAGCTTACCGGGGTTAGACCTCAAACAATCACCAACATTGTGAATAATAAAATCAAGCAGATTCCAGTAGAAGCATTGGATTCTATCTGTGAAGTTCTTAATTGTGATGTGTGTGATGTATTTGAGCATATCCCCAACCCCAATCCTGAAAAGGCGGAGAATTAAAGTTCTCCGCTTTTTAATTTTAAGTACAACCATTCTGGAGTGATATTCAGCAACTTCAAACCATTACAAACCATATCCAGAAAAAATCTCCCTGTTTCTCCCAGTTCTATTGGCTCAATATGTTGCAAGAGCTTCTGTGCCATATCCGGGCTTATACACTGTTGAAATGCCTTCTCTTTATCGTTGAAACTCCCAATTTTAGTGTTATATCCTGTAAATGCGGTTCCAAAACGAATGATATACCACGCTTCCAGCAAGTCTATGATTTTGGATACTTCCTGCCTGACTTTTAACGATTTCATGTTAAAATCCTTAGAATCAATATCAAACAAAATATCAAAAGAGAATTTGTTTCCAGAATCATAATCTTTCTGCATATCCTCAATTTCTTTCCCCGCCTGGAATTTATATTTATGGGCTTCAATTCTCTTTTGCAGTTCCATACTCTTGCCAATGTAACTTTTGCCATTGCTTTTATTTTTAATCAAGTAAATCCCTATATCTCCCATATGTCCTCCTGAATAAATGCTTTTCTATGCCCTCCTTCCGGTTCCCATTGACTGATAGAGTTCCTCCAAAAGTTTGTTGATATGTTCCGGGGCTGCTCTTACCACGCTTTCGGGCGCCTGACTTTCTTTGCTCTCAATTTGGCGGACAGGCGGTGTATGGCTTTCAATCATCCGGGTTCTTTCATTTCGCACAAATTCCGGAATCTGTGTCTGCCTCTTTTCTTCTTTCACCATTCCTTCATACATTCGCTGAAAATGCGCCCGGTCTGCCACCGGATTATCGCTGCTGCACAAATTCTGAAACCCCATCCGGCGAACAGCAACCTCCGTCATTCGAGTCATTGAGGCCAGCGCTTCTTCCTCCCGGTAGCGGCCATACTTCCGGATAGCCCTCTGCACTTCTTCCCATGCCTCCCCCCAGTCAGTCACCATCGGAGATAGTCTGGCCGTACACTTTTCCCGAATTTCTGCAATACTGGGAGGAAACGGGGATGTGCCTATATGTTCACAAACTGCGTTTTCTACCACGGCGGATTCCAGATCCCCCAGCATCCGGTACCAGACTTTCATGGCGTACTTGTCTGGTAGAACGTTGGAATTGGGATAGGCCGCTTTTATCGCCAACGCAATTGTTTCAAACTCCTGGGCAGTCACTCATTCCACCCCCTGATTGACTCCGCATATTGTTCTGTTGTCATATTTCGGGCATTGTTACCGACAACCTTCCCTCCCTTGTCCTGCTCTCTCGCCAGCCAGGAGTTTATAAATCTGCCAATGCCTCGCTTGGTTTTCCGCTTTGTCGGATTCGTCATGAGCCACCCTTTCATACCCCTCATTGCTTGCAGTATATCTACCGCTGGATACAGTTCAGCAAATGCATCAATATCACGCTGAAAAATCAAATGTTCTGCGCCTGTATTCAGAGGGAGCGTTATGATGGGCGGTTCCTTCGATCCGGAGTTTAGCTCCGGGCAAATATCTTTTTCTTTCTCTTTCTCTGTGTCTTTCTCTATATCTTTATCTATATCTGTGTTACCACTTTGTAACAGCGGCGTTACACCTGTGTTACTTTGTAACGCTTTTTTCTCTCTATACCGTCTTACTCTGGCCGCAGATTCGCTCTCGGAGCCAACCATTTCCTCGCACTGAAGAAGCAAAAATTCATCTTCTCCCATCACCCGAATTAAACCTTGGCGTTCCAAAAATGATAATGTTACTTTCACATTTTCCGGATCTTCATCAAGTTCTAATGCCAATTCTTCCGGGAAAGTATCTTCCACTCCTTCAAAAAACAGTTTATTGCCCTGCTTTACCGCAGCCAGAAGCATTTTAAGGTAAATGACGGTATATGTATCACCTCCCGCAATTTTTCTTAGCTTTTTGATTTCTTTTTGCTTGAAAAATCCTTCTTTGAGTTGAATCCAGTAATATCTTTTTTCTGCCAATACAATTACCTCCTGCCCGGAGGGGAGATAACCCTCCGGTTATCCCTTAATAAATCACCTTGCTCCCATGTTCCGTCTTCACCACGTCAATAGATTCTGGAAACTTTGCTTTCATAACGGGGTCGTGCGTAATTGCCATGACCTTTAAGCCAGAATATCTGCCTCTTATCGCTTCTAATGCTTCAACATATGCCTCAACACCATCAGAATCAAGGAACGGGGGTTCGTCAATAAAGAGCATTCCCAGTTGGATACCGGCAGATGATGATTTAATTTCAGCCAGTGCAAGGATAACCGATAAAGAGGACTTTACCTTTTCCCCACCGGACTTTGAAAGATACGGCAACACCGATTTTCCATATTCCTCTATGAAAATATCCAGCGATACCTTTTCCTTCCCATTCTTCTGCAGTCTCTCCAAACGGAACTCCACACCCATTTTGCCTCCAGTCATTTGCCCAAGAATCGTATTGGAGGTTGCTGTCAGCTGCGGAATAATGGACCGGATAATCTGATGCGGCACCCCACTCTGGCTAAATGCCGCCTTTAATACATCATAATCTGCGGTTTCCTTCGCATACTTTGTCTGCCTTTCCTGCAATACTGTAATCTCTTTTTTCAGCTTAGCAATCTGCTCCGATTTCTGCTGTAACGCTCCGATCTTCATCTGCTTTTCTTTTACCTGGGAATTACAAGCCTCTATATCCGCATTCATTTTGGCGACAATTCCTGTCAGTTCTTCCATGCCGCCCATGACAAGCGTTTCTTTATCCGCCTCTTCCTGTTTTTCTAAAATTTCAATATCAATATTCAGCAATTCCGTTGTCAGTTCCAATACACGGTTTGTAGCTGTAGCATTTCTTTCCTCAGCCACTGGCAACTGTCTTTCCTTTTCAATCCACGGCTCAAGAATTAATATCTCACTCTGTACTTTGGCGTGGATAGAAAACGCATCGGCATATAAGTCACGCTCTTTTTCTGCTACCACACCTCCTGATTTGGCCTCAGCAAGCCGTTTTTCCGCTTCGAGTATATTTGACTGTAAATGCTTAATATCGGCCTCTAACAAGGCAATTTTGCTTTCCCTCTGGTTAATAGCCTCAAGCTGTGACACATACGGAAGAAGCGCCGTACACTTGCTCTGGAGGGCAGCAAGAATCCCTGCGTCAAATTCTATCGCATTCATTTCAGCGAACTTTTCATCAACCGCCAGCTTTGATTTTGTAAGCTCCGCATCCCGTCTGGCCTCAATATTCACATACAATTCGTTGAGCGTGGAAAGCTCCTCCTTTGCTTCAATGGCATCCTGCAAAAACTTACAGTGTGCATTATCAATATCAACGCATCCGGATTCACTCAGAATTTGCACTTTCTTTTCCAGAACTTTTTTCCGCTCATCTACAGATTGTTTCTCTGCATCAAACTTCCTTGTCGTTTCATCCTGGCGGAAAACTGCCGCAGAATACTCCGTCTTTGCTTTCTGGTATGCGACTGCTTTCTCCTGCATCTTTTCCAGTTCTGTTTTCTTCCGGCTATATTCTTCTGCTTTCTCCTTGATAACCGCATCCTGTTCCGTCGGCTGTACCAATGACAGCTCTCTTCTTTTCTGCTCTACCCTTGCTTTATATGCATCGATGACCTTTTGTTCTGTTACTGCCTGTTTTGCAAGGTTCTCGGCCTCCTGCTTTTTGGAAGAATAGAGCGCAGATTCCCCCGCCAGTTCCAGTTCACGCTTCAGCAAAGATTTATATTCTTCAACTTTCTCTTCAATCTCTGCCTTACCATTAAGAATAGCCGCACTACTGTCAATAATCGCCTGCTGGATAGCTCTGTTTTGCTCTGTCTCCGCCTTTTTGCTTTGAAGTGTGGCAATAGATGCCAGCAATTTGGCCCGTCTCTCTGCGGCTGCCTGCTGGTTCGCAAGGATAAGTTTCTGCTTGTCCCTCTCTGCAATCTTCGCCTGCAAGCTGCCCTCATATACTGTCAGTTCCGCCTTGAACACTTCCAACTCTTCATCAGGCTTTCCGAATTCTATAATCGTTCTGTTATGGACTTCTATTTCCTGTTTCAGCTCCCGGCCTTTTGCACCGCTTACTTTCGCTTTATCCAAAGCAAACTTCTCCATGATTTGGTATACCCCTAATCCAAGAAGAGTACCCAGCACTTCCACACGTTCCTCCGGCTTGGCTTGTAAGAATAAACCATACTGATCCTGCATGATAAGGGCACATGATTTGAATGTAAAACTGTCCATACCGAGGATGTTCAATATCTCCTGCTGGGTATCGTTATAGCGCTCCCTGGAGCGGTCTTTCCACTCTCCATCCACAAATTCAGCAATATTCAGGGTTCCTTTCCCAGAACGCGCCCTTGTCCTCGTTATACGGTACTGCTTCTTGCCTATGCGGAATGTAAACATAATTGAGCCTGAACGTACCTTTTCATTATTTCTAAGCCAGGGGGATTTTCCAGAGTCGTCTTTGAGGACTCCTTCTCTTGGTTCCTCAAACAAGCAATCAACAATCGCATCCATAAACAGGCTGCTCTTTCCAGCTCCATTCTGTCCGTTGATAGTGCAAAATGTGATATTTTCGAAACTAAACGTTTCCTCTTCGTAGTTACGGTAATTTTTAACCGCAATCTCCACAGGTTCAAACGTGCCTGTATTAGCGGCTACAGTCATGCTTGCCTCTGCTGCTGCGATAATAGGCCTTGCTTTTAATACCAACTCCTGTATTTTTTCTGGATCTACCTGTTTTTCTTCCAAGTATTTAGTAAGGTTCTCTTCCGGATCTGTTGTCTTGGAAAGCTCCATCCTGTTTGCAAATTCATCTATTTTATCCGGCAGGATTTCCCATACCATAAAGGCACCATCGTCAAGCAGTGTCCTCTCTAACACCGCCTTATTCAAAGCCTTGCTGTTATCTAACGAACAGGTATAATGAATTCTGACAATCCTATCTTTTACAGCCCCGTTATACCGCCAGTAATTGAACGCTACCTCGTCAATATGCCCAAGGTTTATAGCTGTAATATCTGTATCCGTTAAATAGAATGTAATGAATTCCCGGTATGGGGTTTTATGGAACGTACTTTCCCAGTTCCATGTGTCAAATGGAAGCGTATGCTCATGTATCCAGAAGCCGCGTTCCTGCCCTTCATCATTAAAGTTCATTCCATTTATCGCTCCCGAATAATAGCAATTCTGGAGATTTGGAAGCTTTTGGGGTCTATGGATATGCCCCAAAGCTACCAGGTCATATCCCGCCGCCATCAATGCTTGCTGCGGAATAATCGGCTCGAACCGCGTCAGCATCATCGCTTGGCCGCTCTCCGCATTACATCCCGGTACAGTATAATGAGCCATAAGTATGCTCTTTTTATCTGGGCTGCATTGTGCCTTCAGCCCAAGTACAATGCTGGATAGCTCCTGTGTCAGCAGCTCATTCTCTTCCTCTTTTGAATTTCCTGGGTTTTGGGTCCGATAAATACTGGCATCAAATCCCGGAAGTACCGCTATATCAACATCATCAAATGTAAGAACCTGTGGGGCAGTCACAACATACACATTCTGGCAACCTGCAAACATCTCAGAGAGGACATTGAACTGCCCTGCTCCGTCATGATTCGGTGTTCCCCTCATGACAACTACCTGCTTTGAAACCGCTGCCAACTCCCGGATATAGTGAATAGCTGTGATAATTTCCTCGCAGCATCTATCGGACCACAGGCGTCCGACGTGGAATACATCTCCAGAAATAAGAGAGTAGTCTGGCTGTTCCTCTCTTGCCACCCTTACTAATTCATCAAGACAACGTTTTGTATCCTCGGTCCGGAGGTTTACTCCGTCTTTCATTGGACTTCTAAAATTTCCAATGTGCCAATCCGCCGTATGCAAAATCTTCATCTTATCCCTCCCCCCTGTATTCTTTTCATAATCACAGCCATTTGACGCATATTGTCTAGCTGCTCCTTTAAAATTTTAAACACTTCCCCATCAATGCCACAGAAATCAATACCGCTTCCTGTATATTTTTCACCAACAAATAATACGTTCCCCACGATTGGCATCCTGTGCTTATCCGTTTCATAAAGGTAACTGGCAATCAAATTAATCCCCATATCCTTTTTCATCCGTCCTTCCTCATCAATCAGCACACTTACGCACTGCCCTGGCACTCCTGTCGGGCAATTCTTCATATGCAACTCCGTATATAAACGCTTCGGCATAACATGTTCATAGATACTACAGCCATTCCCAATCAAATGTCGCAGTATTTTATTCTGTTTCTTGTAGCTCCCCTCCGGGAACTCATGTACTGTTAACTCCAAATCTGCACTCACTTTAATCAAATTCATCTTTTTACTCCCCCTCTCTGCACATTCCGAATAATTTTCTGGCACTTCATACAAAGCGGCCTTGCAAAATGCTCTACCGAATAATCCCATACTTTTTCCGGTATCACTGTGCCGCATTTGTCACAGCAGAAGTCCTGCGACCTATCTTCAGGCTCTGGCGGTGCTTCCTGTTTGCCCTGTAATGCCTGTCCATCCGTTTCTTGGGAATATGTACCGTCAATATACTGATCGTAATCTTCCCCATCTGAAGCTTCGATAGCCGCCTGCTCCGGTACCCTGCTTTCAATCTGCTGAATATCTGGCACTCTTCCAAAAAGCTTCTGGGAGGACTGGAACATACTATCAATAGCCGCCTGTTTCACATCTTTGTGGTTCAGGTTTGGCACAAGATATGCCACTACGAAAGGCTTCTGTAACTCTTCATATGTATAAGTCCCTTTGATATGCAGCGCTGTCCTTATTGCCCCATTCAATGCCTTAGCTTCACAAATCTGTGGCAAATGCTTCATAAACTCTGCTTTCTGTTTTTCCGACATGCCGGGTGTCACATTCTCAACAATAATTTCATGAGTGTCCTCAACCGTGAGAATCTCACCGGTCAGCTGGGGAACAGAAATTGTTACTCGATAAGCAACATCCCGGTTCTGGCAGTTTCCACACTGCACAATCTTTCCGCTGTACCTGTTTACTGCCACGCATTTCTGGCAGGTTGTCGGAATAACATGTTCGCTGGAAATCATCTTGATTCCTGCCCCATCAGCCAGCTTTTTCAATCCGTTTTTGGTAATCGCATACAAATTAGGGGTCGCGGGATGGACATTTCTTTTTTTATCTGTCCACTCCCGGCTCTCTTTCTGCTGGATATAGACATCCCCTTTACCTGGGTTCGGATTCAGCCGTACAGCCTGAATGACAGGTGATTTGATGTCCGGCACGTCAACAATTACATCTGTGTTTCCCAATAAATTGTATTTTGATGCCGGATACTGATTAGAAATAGATAACTCATTCATAGAAATTTACCTCCATACCTGGTTAATTTTGCTTGATTTATAAAGCAGAACCTGTTATGATATGGGTGCTTGCAGGAGCGCCTTGACTGTTTGTCGGGTGCTCTTTTTCCATATCATGAACATCTCTGCATAAATTCTGTGTGAATTCTGAAAAGGCAAGATTCCTGACATATTCCATTGTCAGCCGCACAAGATACCAGTGCTGCAATGTCACCCCACGGCCATCCCGCCCATAGATGTATGCCTGTTTCTTTTTGGCATATTTCAGCGCCTCTGTAAACCTGGCCTCTGTAACGCTGCATCCCAACAGTTCTTCCACCTCTCTTTTACTTACGCTTTCTTTTCCCATTTACATCCGCCTCCTTTACTCTGAATATGTAATGGATTGCTTTATGTGACGCATAGGCAGCCAGCACGGTAATCAAATATTCACTTCCTACTGCTTCATACCCTCTTTCCAGCCAGGCACACCAGAACGCCCATTTTCCTACTGCCCATGAAAACGCCAGGCTATACCCTGCCTCAACCACATACTGGATACATTTATGTTTCATATCACTCCTCCGCATAAAACAGATGGTTTCCGTGCCTGAACAGAAATCTTAGATTATCTCTGTGCCAAGTGGATGCGCTCTCGCTTTCGAAATACAAAGCCTCATGGCTATGGTTCCATCCGCCCATTACCAAATCCAATGCTTCCCAGCAATCTTTATCCGGATTTACAGCATCAAACCTGCCATTGCTAACTGGGCTGAATTGCCCTTCCTGGTATATGACCTCCGCTATGGAATCCGGAAAGTTCTTACTCGCCACCCTGTTGAGCACTGTCAGAATTACCAGCGCTTTCCCTTCCGTATCTTCCCCCTCGGCTTCTGCCATAGCAATTTTCGCAAGCAAATACCCTTCGCCCACATTCAAATGAATTGTTTTCTTTTCAGAATTTCTTTTTGTGGAGGACGTTATCTTCGGCGCTTTTGCTTCCTTTAAACTATCTGCAAACATTTCAATAGCTGGCATATGCCGAATTCTTTTAATCTCTGCTGCTTCCCTTCCTGAGTCTTTCAATGGAGATGCCGGCAGCACAATAAGCACCATAGCCGTCCCGGCACTAACAAGCAGTTTTTTCCACATATGCCTTCTCCTCTCCGATACAGAAAGCCATCTGCCCTGTTTTAGGGTTTACCCTGATGAGTCCAGCAAACATGTCTTTCTGTTTCTCGTCTTCACAATCGCATTTCTCACCCGGATCCAGATAAGCCCCGCAATTCGAACAAACATTGTAATATGCCACTTCAATTCCTCCTAAAAATACTTTTGATTAAAATATGTCTTGGAAATCTTACCTTTCGGCCATCTTCCATATCCCTTGCTTTCCAGTTCATCATTCATCTGACGAATAACGTCCTGGGCCTTTGTCCGGCCGCATCCAAGAATTACCATGACGTCAGTAACGCCATAATATCCAACTGTTACCTCTGGCTTTTTAACTTTCTGCTCCCTCTTCCTCCCTGGACTGCACACCGTTTTGCCAGACACCTAATCACCTCCTGGTTGCTTCCTTTACAAGTTCTTCTTCACCCACAATTTCAAATTCTGGGTAATCGCCGCCAGTTCCTCAAGCTCTGCAAGAATCTTCTGCATATCCTTTTCTTCATCTTCGGAAATTACACCATCCTCTGTTATGTCCAATAAAAGCGCCTCCGTCACATCCAGTTTCCGAAATGCCGATACTGCCCGTACCGTAATGCGGTCCAAATTTTCCACCGCTGCTTTCTGCATATCACATCCAAGCGGACACATATTTGTGCAGTAATAATTCCGAAGTTCTGGAGCATTGTACAAATCGGCCATTAAATGTACTTCTTCTGGATAAGGATTAACAATACTGCTCTCTATTCTGTAAAGCCTGCCTCTGTCGATTGACATTATGTCTGCGGCACCTTCCCGGCTACTCAACTGCTCGTTGTGTTTTGCAGCCCCGCAACGTGCTTTATAAAAAACGTTGGCACTTGTCTTTGCTGCTATATTTGCCATTTTTCTTTTTACCTCCATGAATTACACTTAATCTATAGAATCATTAGTTCTATTCCTATGTAAAAAAATATCTTCAATACTTGCATCAAGAGCATTTGCTATAATTTGGGCTGTTTTCAAAGACGGTGTTTTTTCGCCCTTTTCAATAAAATATAGATATCTCTCTGATATTCTGGTTTTAAAAGATAATTCTTTCATAGATAGACCTTTTTTGATTCGAGAATCCTTCATATTGCTAGAACCCATGCTTCTCACCTCCTTAGAATCGTTGGTTCTGAAAATATAGTACAGAATTTTTAGTTCTATGTCAAGATTTTTTTTATTTTTTTTGCTAAAATAAGAATTGGAGGTTCTTAATATGATTAATGATAGCAACAAAATTGGAAAAACAATTAAGTTTTACCGAGAGCTGAAGCATCTTTCCCAAGCCAAATTAGCAGAGCACATAGGTGTTTCTCAGAGAAACGTCTCTTACTATGAAAGTGGAGATCATATACCACCCGCAGATGTTCTGAAAAAAATTGCTTCGTTATTTAATCTTACAGTAGATGAATTGCTTGGATTAAAAAAAATGAATTCGCAAACAAATGATTGTTACAATTATTTTTATGAGGAAGGTGATGTTAACTGGTCTATCCGCAAAATATCTAAGGCAAAAGAAATTTCATATGAGGACATACTTGAAAAATCATGTATTGAAAAAGAGCGTTTAGATGCGCTTTGGTATGGTAATTCACAACCAGTCGCAGAAGAACTTATACGAATTGCTAGAGTCTTGGATGTTTCAATAGATTATCTGCTTGATTGTTCTCAACGGGAAAAAATAACTCCTAATGAAGAACTTATTCTCAGATATTATCATAGATTTCCTGGAGAGGTAATGGAGTTATTAGAATCATTTTGTTCATTACAAAAAAGAAAAGACCGCGGCATTGTATTAGGAAAATGTTTTGAACTTGAGAGAGAATCTTCATTCGTTGCAGCGGATGAACCCTTGAGAAAGACAGGAACTACAAACTCGGGAAAATAATACCCTTCGAGTGGTACCGAAGGGATGATAAGGAATAATTCATGAAAAAAATATCCCCATTGTTGATGCATATCGTAAAACTTTTATCATCCGTGAAGAATTACCATTGCCATTTGTTCATTATCCTGGGATAACTGGCCCTTTCATTGGTTTTTCAAAAAATGAAGATAGTGAAATCTGTTTTTGTAGTTGCTTCATAAAAACACTGGAACATTATTTGCTACGGCGAATATCTGATAGAGAATTTTATTCTTATGAAGATTTGAATTATATTTTATCTTCCCGACATTTTCCATATGATTTTGTAGAAAAATTGTTAAAAGATAAAACCCCTTCCACGTCAAGAGCTGTTTTGGACAAAATTTATTTTAAAGATAAGATTTGCCACCAATGTAACGCCATTTCTCCACAATATAGAGTAAATTATTGCAATATGTCTTCATTTGAACTGCAGCATGCGTGGTATGTTAAAAAAAAATTAATTGACATAGGACTCCAACTCCCTGATAGCTATTTAAATCGTATTCCAGATGAATATTTGTCATTGCTAAAAGTTGTATGGAAACTACATGAACAGGGACAAAATGCCGCTATGAATCATGACTATGAAAAGGCATCTGATTTCTACAATGAATCTTCAAAAAAATACACAGTATTTCACAGATTAATAGAAAATGAAGTGAGAAATGCATTTCATTACCCATTGGTTGGTGAACGCTGGAAAGAAGAAACCAAACTTTACAAAATAGTAAAAGAGTTATTTCCTAATCATGAAATTATTAAAAACTACCGCCCTGATTGGCTGGAACGATTAGAGCTTGACATATTTCTTCCTGAAATCCCATTAGGAATAGAATATCAGGGTATTCAACATTATCATCCTCTTAAACATTGGGGCGGAAAAGCAGGATTAATTAAACGCCAAGAACACGATGCACGAAAACTAAATCTTGCAAACCAAAATAATGTGCCTATAGTATATTTCACTTATACAGATTGCATAACAGAAGAGTTGGTTTCCGAGCGTATAAAAAAATATCTGAAATAATTATACATATAATTTTCATCATCCAAACAGGTAACAGAAACAATAAAAACACTATCGGAGGGGAGTATGCCTGCATATAAAGAAAAGAACAAAACCTGGTCTGCAAAATTCAAATACAAGGACTGGATGGGGCAAACCAAGCAGAAAACCAAACGTGGTTTTGCCCGGAAGAAAGATGCGGAACAGTTCGAAGCGGACTTCAAGGCAAAATATGTACATTCTGCAAATATCCCCTTTTCAGCGCTTGCTGACAATTATCTGGAGGATCTCGTGTCCAACGGTAAAATTGCCATCACGACTGCGGCCAGAAAAAAGCAGACATTCTCTGTTTTGCTCACCCCATTCTTCGAAAGAAAACCTATCAATGAAATTGATGAGCTGGATGTGCTGAACTGGCAGACATGGGTAAGGCAACAGGGATTTGAACGAAAACCAGATATAGGATATGCCCCGACTTATCTGAAGTCTATTAACAATGAGCTTTCAGCAATTATGAACTATGCCTGCCGCTATTACAAATTACCCTATAATCCCTGCCAAAGAGCCGGAAGCATGGGAAAAAGCACAGCAGAAGCCATGCAAATCTGGACACTGGATCAGTTTGAACAATTCATTGCCCACGCCGACAAATCCGGTGCGAGGGTGGCGTTCGATATCCTGTTCTGGACCGGCATCCGTGAAGGAGAGCTGTTGGCATTGACACCTGCTGACTTCCTGCCTGACATGCAGCTCAATATTGATAAGAACTTCGCTGTAGTGGGCGGTGAACACATTATTAAAACACCAAAAAATGACCCCAGCATCCGATGCATAGCCATCCCGGATTTTCTCTACAAAGAAGTTCAGGAATATTCTCAGAGCTTATACGGCCTGGAGCCGACAGACCGCCTTTTCATGTTTACCGGCTCATTCCTCCAAAAAGAAATCAAGCGCATAGCACAGAAAGCGGGGCTTGAGCCTATCCGCGTACATGATATCCGCCATTCCCACGCTTCCCTGTTAATTGATATGGGCTTTAACATTCTGATGGTTTCAGAGCGTCTGGGGCATAAGAGCGTCCAGACGACTTGGAACACTTATGCCCATCTATACCCGGATAAAGGGCGGCAAATAGCATATGGACTGCAGGAAGCTAAAGCTACCGGGATTACCGAAAATAAAACGGCAGAAGACCAGGTAATATCCCTGCTTGGTGAAATACAGAAGATGCTGCCGAACTACAGCGCCTGTGAGAATGATGATATCATCCAGTGGGACAGGCAGAAAAAAGAAAAAACAGTTGTTGACAGGCAGGTTTTTGACCGGGCCGTTTCCTCCAGCATATTTCCAGAGGAGGCTTTTGTCATTATGCTAAAGGACGGATATTATGAAGCAAGCGATGAAACTGTGTTTTGCTTCTCCAGCCGCGGACTTCCTGTAAAGTACCTGTAG